CGGCTGCCTATTCCGGCTACCGCCATGACCTGATGGCGAACCTCGACACGCTGGTCATGGGCGGCGCGCTCGACCTGAAGGATGCGACCACGATCATCACCAACCTGGAGCAGTACACCAAGGAGACTGAGGCAGAGAGCACGGAGACGCCGGCGACGGTGCTGGGCCGGTGGCTGCGAATGGATGCTTCTGAGCTTGCTGGGTTGGAGGTTTCGGTGGAGGAAGGGGTTGAGCCGATAGTTGCAAATGAAGCCGACGAAGAGGAAGCGCTGGCCGAGATTGAGCTGGATGCTGAATAGTGTTATGGCGAAAACCCCCTTCTTCCTCTTTTATCCGGTATTCTTCTGCGTAGCACCGTCTCGGAGGCACCCGCCCCATGTCCAATACCGCTCGCGCCAAATATCAGACCACAGCCCCAGCCCGGTTCTCCGCTTCCCTCCCTGAGAACCCGCGCAAGGATTACAACGAGCCCGACGCTCGCCCGCCTGGTCGCTCCGGTGGCGGCCCTCCGGTCTCCACACCGCATCGTGTCTCTTCCTCGCGCCGTAAGACTGCGAAGAAAGCGAGCCGGCGCCGTGGCTGATTACGATTCACTTTCTGATCCCTCTGCTGATTCCACCCCGCCCGAAGTCACCATCTCTCCGGCTGACAACGGTCATGTCGTTCGTTGGCACCAACGCCCTGGCAAGAAAGGTGAGCCGGGTCGTGGCGTCACTCGTGTTGCCTCTGATGTGGATGGGGCATTGGAGCACGCTCGAACGGCAATCAGTGGCGGGAAATCTTCCAAAAAGAAGTTCAATCGAGATGGGCAAACTGGCGTGACTTCAGACGCCGAGGGGGAGTCAGGCTCGGCCTCCTCCCCCGCTGCCCACACCAGCCGACGGCCTGTGCGCGGTTCGTCCCGCCGTCGCCGTCCCAGAATCGGAGGTCGCAAATGAAAAAGGAAAGATGCGCACCAGAAAAAGACGAGACACCAGAATTGGAAAGCCGCAACCATCCAGTCAACTTCTTGCGCAAGGCAACCCGCCTGGCTGAGAAGAAGTCCGGCAAGCGCGCGTCCAAGAAACGGGGGTAGCCCTTATGCCTTGGACCGCGGCGGATGCAACCCGGCACGATAAAAAGGCCAAGTCGCCGAAGCGAAAGCACCAGTGGGCATCTGTGGCCAACTCCATCCTCAAGCGGACTGGTTCAGACTCGCGTGCGATTCGCGGGGCCAACTCTGTGGTGAAGAAAGCTCAGTCCAAGCGCAATCGAAAACGGGCGTGATTTTGTGCTATTCTGTAGACGGACAGGGGTTTAGATGAGCAATTTGGTCTTCATTGGCACCGCGCGAAAGTCTCAAAAGCAGGAGTCAATTGACCCGAGAAGCCGGCACATCAGCGAGTGGTGCGAGGCCTCAGACTCCTTCCGCAATAAGTGCCTTGGCGAGACATTCGCAAAAAACGCTGAAGACCTCTACAACCTTCAAGACGCAATGACCCCAGGCCCGGTCTACCGGCCCTCGCTTTCAATTCCGATGTTGCAGCGGATTATGCTGGAGGAAGCGAACCAAGTCAGTAACCTCTCTCCGCGTATGTACATTTTCCCCTCTGCCGGTGCCGGCGATCCTTCATACTCAGGCGCTCAGCAGGCCGACTCGTCTCTTCCGTCTTCATCTGCGCGTGACCTTGCTCGCGAAGTTTCCCTCCAGGCCCAGTGGCAAATCTCGAAGATGAACCTGCACCTGCTCATGGCAGGGCTCACCGCGCGCTACTGCGGCGCCGGGTGGATTGTCGCTGGATTTGACCCGGATCTCTCCCGCGCCCGCGGCGGCATGTGGGCGCGCAGCATTGACCCGCGCCTCGTCTTTTTTGACCCAGGGGCTGACTACACTTGGAACCCAGCCTACGCCGGCTGGGGCACGTGGATGAATCTTGAAGATGTCCGGTTGAAGTGGCCGGAAACTTCCCGTGCGATCGCTCCGCGGCATACCTCTGGTGGATTCCAACCGTTCTCCGGTGACTCTGGCTACGGGATTACGCAGCCCCAGGGGCCAATGTCCTCGATGCCTGGTATGCCCGGCCAGAACGCCAAGACCCGATCCTCTGAATGGCGTGTGCTCGTTCGCCACTGCTTCTGTCGCGATTACACTCGTGAAACCGTCGAGAAAGATGATGTTCCGGCGACTTCGCTGATCGACCCGGAAGTTCGGCTCAAGTATCCCCAAGGCCGCTGGCTCGTGGAATGCGAAGGTGTGATTTTGCAAGATGGCGACAATCCTTATCCGAAGCGTCGTGACATCGCTGCGCCTCGGTTCCCCATCTTCCCCAATTACGTTCTGCCACCTCTGTTTGGCCCGTGGGGCATTCCTGTCACACGCATGACAGAGAACATGCAGCGCCTGGCCCAGCGTTTTTACTCGCAAATCTTTGAGAATGGCCTGCGCATGAATAACGCGCTCTGGGTGATCGAGGAAAATACAGGGATTGACATCGACGGGTTTGGCGGGCTGCCGGGCGAGGTTGTAACGATCAAGCCGGGGACAAAGCCCCCAGCTCCGATTACTCCGAATGCCATTGGCGCGGGCGCTTTGCAAGGCGCCGAGAAACTTCTCTCCCTCCAGAACGACGTACTTGGATTCTCAGCTTCCCGTCAAGGTGATCCTGGCGCAGGGAATGTCTCGACAGATTTATTTGACTCGGCTGTCCTTCAGTCTTCTGGAATGCTCCAACTCGCGGGCAGATTCCTGAGCGAGACGGCGCAGATGGCCGGCGAATTTTTCTTTGACACGATGTGTAAATATCAAGCCAAGACCACTCTGCCGTATCGCGGCCCCGAGGGGATTACGCTTGCATCGTGGGATGGAATGGTCGATCCTTCGACTTATGACGTTGCGCTGGATGACGCGAGCGTTCGGCCACTGTCTGAAGCGATCGTGCGCAAGATCACGCCTGATCTGATGAAGAGTGGCGTGGTCGGGCCAGAGCGCGGGTTAAGGACTCTGGGCTATCCTGATCCTGAAGGAATTGCCAGGGAACAAAAGACCTCGCAGGCGTTGGCCGCACTGGCAAAAGTTCGGAGCGGAAGAAAATGAGAAAGGTGGGCGAGAGGATGTCAACAGTAACTTTACCTGCACAGACTGAGGCAACCTCCGATCGTGGGTCTTCTGCCCGCGGCGTTCCCCCCTACAATTGGCGTGCGCACTGGTTGACCGTTACTGAATTCAGCAGAATGATGGGCCGTCGGCCACAGACGGTATATTGGTGGGTCGGCAACGGAACTTTGGCTGAATTTGGAATTCCTGTTTGCCAGTTTCGTCACGGCGGGCTACATTCAGGAAGAACTTTTATTCAAAATATCTACTAATTCTTTTCCCTCCTGCTGATTGGTGTTATGGAGAGGGGGTTTCATTCTCCTCTGCTTTGCCGTATTCTCTCCTCAATCGCACTTGTTTTGGCCTGGGCTTTGGCCTCGGCTTGGCTCGTGCAAAGGAGAATCACCATGACCCGTAAGGCGAAGAAAGAAACCAAGCGCACCCACCGCAAGTAGTTAGCGTCGGTGGACTCGTCCACCTTCTCTTTCTCCCTGCCCTCTTAGCCGTGTACCAACTTCTAAAAGGAGACCATCCTGATGGCCGGAACCCCCTCGAAATCTGATTCTCGTGTCGTCAAGGACTTTGATCAACCTCGGAAGTTTCTGCGCGACATGCGTGCCAAGATCAGCAGCCGGGCAAAGTCTCGCAAGGCTCGCAGACCCTGACTCATCCCGGAGACGGTGCTGCTGGCCTTCGCGCCCCGTCTTCTTAACTGCTTGGTGGCTGTCCCAGGCTAATCCCTGTACAGTCTAGCCCAGCGACCCGGAGCGAAGGAGGTACGCAGATGGCTTCTCGTGGAGGAAGACGATCCACCAGGCGTCGGCGCACCGCCGCTCGCAAGTAGAGAGAACTGGTTCGCCGGTTCTCTCGTTCGGCGGCGGGTGGGAGTTGGTGGGGGACTAACCCCATCCTCTCCGCCGAAAGCGTTCGATGCGCAAGACAGGAAACGGCAGGGCGGTGGCGGTAACCTCCTGCTCTGCCGGTTCCCAAACAAGGAGATTCGATTATGAAACTAGCCAAGGTAGGCACCCGGCATACGGTAGCCAAAATGACGAAGAGGATCGACTGGCGCGTCGGTAAGAGCACTGTGGGCCGGAAGTAGTCGGTCTGCCGAGAAGTTCAACCAAGTACGACGAACCCAGCATTGAGGAGCAGCACCATGGCAAAGATCAAGGAAGGTTTCGGGGTCAATTTCAACACCGAGATTTTGAAGTCCCCACTTACGGTTGGGCGAACTGGCAACGAGCCCGGCCCCGATGTCAACAACTCTCCTGTCGTCAACATCAAAGACCCGTTGGGCCTGATCCCTGAAGGTGGCGACAAGCCGTACTGGTCGGACAAGAAGTAGGCATCAACCGAGGATCACGACTCTCATGGGAACCGCAAATCCAGCTTTAGCGCAAATGATGGCTCGACAGTTGATCGCAAAGATCGGTGCTGGCGGGCCCGGTGGTTCTCCCGCTGGCCCTGGAGGCCCGATGCCTCCTCCGCCCGGAATGCTTGGCCAAGGTGGTCCTCCTTCTCCAGGTGGCCCTCCTGGTCCAGGTGGCCCTCCCCCTCCAGGTGGTCCGGGTGGCCCTCCCGGTCCTAACTCTCCTCCCACGACCCCTGCCGGTCTTCAGCTTTCTCAGCAACTGGCCGAACTCCAAGGCGCTGACCCTGACGCGATGGTCAAGTCTCTGACCTCGATCAAGTCAATGGTTGTCTCCCTTTACACCCGAGCCGTTTTTACGATCCCTGGCGTTTCTCGCAACCTCGCCAATGTGGTCAAGTACCTTGATAACTCGATTCAGGAAGCGGAAAAGGCCGCAGCAACTACATCTGCTGCCGGACCTATTGCCAACAACGCAGCTATCCCCAACCCCGCCGGTCAGTCAGGTGGGTCGGGATCACAACAAGGCGCATAGTCGCCGAAGGAGTCCTCCCCCATGGCCCTCAAAGATATTCTCTCGAACGCCAAGTACGCTGACGACATGATTCTGAATCTGCCGGACGGATCGACCGTCAACGTGGGCGAAATTCGCGCCCTTCCGGTTGCCGAGCGCCAAGCTCTGACCGCGCAGATTGAACAGCGGCAGAATACCCTCGGTCAGGCTGAACTGGCTTTCGCAGCCAAATTTCAGCAAGCTGTGCAGCAAGGCTGGTTGGCGCAGGATGGCAAAGTTGTGGCGCCGGTTGCTCAAACCCAGCAACAGGCCGTCACTCCGACTGCGGCTGAGCTTCGCGCCGCTGCCCAGGTTGAATACGGTCTTTCTGACGATGACCCGTTACTCGGGCCGGTTGTGAAGCAGATGAAGGCAGAATTGGCCAAGCGCGATACCGCTCTCGCCGAGATGCGTGCTGAGATGGCCAAGATCCCCGGTTCTTTTGACAGTCTCAAATCCACATTGACCGATGGCCTGAGCAAGGTCACTGGCGTTGTCAACACTTCGGTTGGGCGTTACCTGAACGACCAGTACCAGTCCCAGTTCGCCGCGGCCACCAAGGATCTCCCCAAGGGTGTGACCGTGGACTACGAGACCGCCTACAAATATGCCCACGATCACAAGCTCCAGGACAAGGATGGCTTTCTCCAGATCAACGACGCTGTGGACAGGTTGACCTGGGACCAGCGCAAGAAAGCCGAGCGCGACGAGTGGAAGACGGCGGAAACTGCCAAGCTCACCAAGGAAATCGAGGACAAGGGCCGGCTGGCTTCTCTCACCCCGCCTCAGTCACGTAATCCACTTCACACAACCTCGGCCAAAGAAGGTGAATTCGACCCCTTCAACGAGCGCACGGATGCCAAGGGCAACAAAGTCAAGATCGTCAAGTCGTTCGACGAAGCCATGGCTGCCGCGATGTCTGATGAGGACGTGTTGAAGTCGGCTATGGGTACAGCGAGTTTTGGAACGGTGCAGTAGCTCAAGTTTCTCTGGGAGCGCGGTTAATTCCCCGCTCCTGTGACCTCAACCCCTAACCCCGTCGGCGACCTCCCCCGTTTGCCCGACCAGGAGAACCTCTCATGGCAAATAGCGTGGTTGGACTGGGACTCGCATCGCCGCCGGTACAGCTTTCAAACACCGTCAATGCAATCTCCCAGAAGTTTATTGTTCCTATCCTCGGCGACAACGTGTTCAAGCCCTCGCCTGTATTCTGGGCGTTGACACGCGAGGGTAAACGGTTTGGCGCCGGTGAACTGATCTTCCCGGAAATCTATCAGGAAGAACTCCCTGGTGGCGCGTATTACGGCGACCAGCTTCTCGACACTTCAGTCGTGGACTCGGTGCAGCCGGCGAACCAACAGTGGAAGCCCTACCGCCAGCCGGTTGTTATCCCCATCACTGACATCATCCTCAACCGCGGCGGGTCGAACAACCTGGACATTATCAAGTCCAAGTTCCAGACCGCCTCGGGTTCATTCCTGCAGAAGCTCTCGCGCGCCCTGTGGCACACCTCGCCGCAGAACACGTCTCTGGACGTGGACGATCTGAACTCGTGGGTGGTTTCGACGACCAACACCATCGCCGGAATCAATCGCGCGTCCGCGGCGAATGCCTGGTGGCTGCCCGCTACTGCGGCTGCTGGTGGTGGAGGGGCATTGACTTCTACCACTGCCGAGCCGGCCTACCAGTCTGTCACCTGGGGCTACGATGAGCCGGACCTGTTTGTCATGAACCGGACCAGTTATGCCGCGTTCAAGAACCAGTTCGTCGGCAACATCCGCTTTGGCCAGGGGATGCAGGATGACGAGGCGTTGCAGGTCGGCTTCCGCAACCATTTCCTGTTCAACAACGCGGTTACGGTCGCCGACTACTTTGCGACCGCCAATCAGGCGCTTCTGTTGAACTCGAAGTACATCTTCCCCGTTTTCCACGAGGCGGATTACTTCAACGTGGACCCGTTCCTGAAGCCGAGCAACCAGCGCGTTCTGGTGTCGTGCATGTACCTGACCTGGAACCTGAGCTGCATCTCGCCCAGGATGAACGTGGCAATTACGCCGATCACGTAGAACCAAGCAAGGAGGGGGTGGGCAGACTAGGCCAGGCCTAGATTCAACCTTCCTCCTCCCCCACCCCAAGGAGAACTCTCATGGCATTACCCTTCGCAAATCCGATTTCTCAAGCAATGCCGGGGTTCGGTTCGCCCTCGTTCTACGGTTCAGCGACCCAGACTCCGACCACCACGGCCGCCGTTACCCTGACCATCGGCTCAACGGCCACCACGCCCAGCACCGGGGGCACGGCATTCAACCTCAACGGTGGTCCGGCCCCGAGTTCAGGCAAATGGCACCTGCGCGTGACCAACGCGACCTCGACCTTGACCTTGGCTTTGGCGGTTCAGGTCTCTGACGGCACGAACACTGTGACCGTGGCGACCATTCCGGCCAGCGCTGCCTCGGGTTATCTCGACTACACCGGTGAGTTCAAGACCGATCTCGCGATCACCAGCGTGATCTTTGCCGGCACGCCGGGCGGAACCGCTTCGAGCATTCCGATCGACGCGGAAGTCAGTCTTGTCTAGTTCGGCTGTTGCTGCCGCTTAACCGCTGTTCCTCCGGCGGCGGTCGTTCCCACTGACCGGGGAATGGCCGCCGCTTTTTTGTTGAAGGGAAAGAGGGAGTTCGTGATGCCAAACATAGTCGTCGAACTCCAACGGGCACTCGGCGGGCAGCCACGGTCGCAGCAGCCTACCGGGTCTCCGACTGGTGATCCGGCGATTATGGCTGTTTTGCAACAGGTGCTTAAGCAATATCCAGGTATGGCGAAGAATTTTAACGCGCAGAACACTTTCGGTGTGCTGGCCAGCGGAGACAGAGCACAGCGCGGGCTTAAGGAACGTGGCGGGCTGGAATTCTGGCCGCCGACCGAACAAGGAACTGCTGATTTTCCCTCTCCTGCGCCGGGAAAGAATGTGCTGGAAGTCTACGATCCTAAGTTAGAGGCTAATCCAGTCGATTTGAAACGAGCCGTTTACGGCGATCTGATGCATGGGATGACGGCTGATCCCAACTGGAATAGCCTTCGCACCCAGTTTATGCAAGGGTTTACTCCGCAGGAGCAGCAACGCCAGCAGCAGCACCAAACTTGGTGGGATGATGTGAATGGGTCTAAAGGCCC